ATGATTCACTGTAAACGCGTTTATGATCCGGCAGAGCCCGGCGACGGTTACCGCGTTCTGGTTGACCGACTCTGGCCGCGCGGTATGAAAAAAGAGGCTTTGCGCTACGATGAATGGTGCAAATCGCTCTCGCCCTCTTCGGCGCTACGTAAAGCGTTCCACGGCGAGGCGATCGATTTTGTCAGCTTCAGTCAACAGTATCGCGAAGAACTCGACGCCCGGCGCGACGAAGGATTGCGTCTCGCCGGGCTGGCTCGCCAACAGCCATTAACCTTGCTGTATGCCGCCAAAGATACCCGGCAAAACCATGCGCTGGTGCTGGCTGAGTGGCTGGAAAACCTGTCTGCCGGCGAGGCTACGCCTTAGCGGGGTGATCCCGGCGCCACAGCTCCCATTCATCGAGGGTTTCCCCGCCGGGCAGCTTACAGTCGCTGCGCACGCCCTGCGGCGTCTGAACCGGTATCAACTTACCGCCCTTCTGACCGCAGTAAACCGAGGCCGGGTTCGCCATGCCGATAGACTTCGGCGGCGGCGGCGCATCCTGCGGCTGCGGCTGCTTCGCGCAGCCGGCCAGGGCCAGCGGCAGCAGCATTATCATCCACTTCATTTCTGCTCCTTCTTTGCACAGAGCACGTATTTGCCCTGATTCTTCATGGTTTCTCCATTTTAACTACACTTTTGCCGCGTAGAGTAGCGCTTGTTCTCGAACTGACCAGAGAACAGATCATTCCATAATCAATGAGTTTTCCCCGTCGCCCCCGACGGGGCTTTTTTTTGGGATTTAATAAATTGAAATAAAAGGATTTATTTCAAAAGTGTCCACATATCGACCACATTGACAAGAATAGCCCCCTTTCCAGGGGGCTATTTTTATACCGCAAGACTAAGTTGATTGTTCCCGTAATGAGAAGCCGGGAAAGCATCGCCGGGGATAAATCCTGGCGGCAAAGGATCTGCGCTGGTTGAGCGCTTCGTTACTCTACGCTCTACGGTGTTAAGTGTCGTGAAAGACTCGCTGCATTCAAGGTTCTGGCATTGATGGTATTGCCGGATGGTGAACTCGCTTAACCGGCGGCTGGTGCGGGTGCGGGCGTTTGCGCCGCAGTAGGGACAAACAAACATGATGATCTCCCATAGGGAGTTGAACTCACGGCTATTATGGCCGCTACTGTTCAGTTTCTGCAATCCAGTCGCTTATTTTCGCTTCAAGCTCCATTTGCGTGGTAAATCCGTTATCTCCGATTACATGTTCCGCTCTGGCAATGATCCAATCCTGAGTATCGATTTCAGGCTTAAAGCCCGACACGGTCAGATGCATACCAGGATATAAATCGGCGCGGCCGCGCGCCAAGGTTATCGAAAACTGTGCCGCGCCTTTCTGGAGCTGTATCCATTTTGCCGCAGCTGCGCGCCTGGCCGTCGTTTCGTTCTGATAGGTTTTACGCAAAACATACACGTTACCTTCAGCGCCCTCCATGTAATCCCCCTCCGGGCGGCTGCTTTTCTCCTCAGCCTTTTTTCTGGCAGTATTTGTTTTGCGCTTAGTGACCTTGACCGGTTTTTTCTTGCCGAAATTAAGATCCAGCCAGTACGCCCGCACGCCGGTGTAAGCATCGCGATCGGCAATGCGGAACCTGTGACGATCTCCGCTGGCACGGGTTATCTCAGCCGATGGCAGCATCCTACCGGATGCACTGACGCCTCCCCCAGGCAGGATAAACAGCAGACAGCCATTTTTCACGGTGGCAATGGCCCCCAACATCTCCGCCATGCGCGTTAAAAACGACATGTCGCTCTCTTCGGTCTGATCCGCATGGTCGATCTCAATGTCAATCAGGGACTCGCTAATCATCGGCTTCAGGTCATAGCGCCGGGCTATGGCCGATACCACCCGCTCTATCGTCACATCATGCCAAGACACCTCCCGCCTGACGTTCATCTCTTCGCGAAAATCAGCGCTGTGCGCGGTGATGTCGATAACATCCGGCGGCCCGTTATGCCCCACCTCGTCAACGGTGTAGAGACCTTTGTAGATCAACGTCTCACCCAGCCAGCCGATGGAAACCGCCAGCTCCGCACCACGTGGGGGTAAATCGGTTACCCCGTCAGAGTCATCTACTGACAGGGTTAGCTGGTCAGCATCAAAACCGTTGTTATCTGTCACAGATAGCGAGGTGATGCGGCCGGCCAGTTCGGTCAGGGCAACCCCACCCAGCGTGATACTAAAATCCGGTGTCTTTACGACCTCACTTAATTTTTCTACATACGCTTCGGCTGCTGTTGTCAGCGTGTCTGCTATCGACATAACTCCCCCGTTTTTTGCTGATGATTCCATGCCCGCGCGCGGGGCTGAATCCCTTTTTGTTGTCAGCGAGCGGGCAGACCGGCAACCAGGCGACGCCAGCAGACTTAACGTTGAATATTGCCCTGAACTCAAAGAGCAACATGATGGTGAACTTATGTCTGAAACTCGTTTTCACGGCGTCCGCTCTCGCGAAAATACCGACCTACAGCAGGCAATCAATGACATTGATTCCAGCGTGATTGGTATTGTTGCGGTTGCTGATGACGCCGATCCGGAAACCTTCCCGCTCAATACGCCGGTTCTGCTGACACGGGTACGTAACGTCCTCGGCAAGGCAGGTAAAACCGGGTCACTTTACAAAGCCCTCAAAGCCATTTCCGATCAGTGCAGCCCGCGCGTTGTGATTGTCCGGGTTAAAGAGGCTTCCGGTAACGGCGCCAGCCAGTCTCAGGCCGTTATTGGCGGAACAGATGGCGACAGCTATACGGGAATGTATGCCCTGCTGACGGCGGAAGCCAAAACCGGCTATCGTCCGCGCATCCTGGCGGTACCGGACTACGACACCGAGGAGGTAACGTCACAGCTTTGCGTGATTGCCCAGAATCTTCGGGCTTTTGTTTATGCCGGTTGTAACGGCTGCGCGACCATGGCGGAGGCTATTGCTTATCGCAAAACCTTCGCTTACCGCGAGCTGATGCTGATCTGGCCTGACTTTATCGCTTACAACCCCCTGACGGATGATAACGAAACGTTTCCCGCTCCGGCTTACGCCTGCGGCCTGCGCGCCGCTATTGATAACAGCCAGGGCTGGCACAAATCGCTGTCGAATGTTGTGGTGAATAACGTTCTCGGTATTTCGAAGGATGTTTTCTGGGCATTACAGGCAGAAGACAGCGACGCGAACGAGCTTAACAACAACGAAATCACGACGCTTATCAAGCGTGACGGTTTCCGCTTCTGGGGTAACCGCACCACGGACACCGAAACCTACACTTTCGAGGTGTTCACCCGTACCGCGCAGATCCTGGCGGACAGTATCGCGGAGGCGCAATTTACCTCTGTTGACAGCCCGCTCACTCCGGCCAACGTGAAAGATGTGGTAAGCGGCATCCGCTCTGCTCTCAGCAAAAAAGTCACTGCCGGCCAGCTTATCGGCGCTGACTGCTGGTTTGATACGCTGGACAACGGCACCACGGATTTGCGCCAGGGAAAACTGATTGTGCGCTATAGCTACAGCCCGGTCCCACCGCTTGAAGATCTGACGCTATACCAGACCTTTACTGATGATTTTTACGAACCGGCGTTCGCGTCGCTCGGGGGTGAATAATGGCTATTCCTCACAAACTGCGGCTTTTTAGCTGCTTTGTTAACGGCGACAACTATCTGGGAAAAGTGACCTCTTTCACTCGCCCCAAACTGTCACGAAAGGTAGAGGACTATCAGGGCGGTGGCATGCTGGGTGCGGTCGGTGTTGATCTCGGCCTTGAGGCTGGCGCGCTGGATTCCACCGTTGTTTTTGGCGGCGTCATTAAGGCTCTGTTTCTCGAATACGGAGCAGAAATTGACGGCACGCGGCTGCGCTTTGCGGGTGAATATTTCACTGATGGCGAAAGCCAGCTTGTCGAGGTGGAGCTGCGCGGGCGATTTACTGAACTCGACGGTGGAGACTCAAAACAGGGAGAAGACACGGAGGAAAGCTACACCTTTAAATCCACCTACTACAAATTATCCATTGATGATCAGCCCATTATCGAAATCGATCTGCTGAATTTCATCTACAAAAAGAACGGTCAGAACATGTTCCCGGACCGCATCACCTCCGCCCTTGGTATGGGCAATTGATAACCTTTCAGAGGGTGGCAAAGATGCCGCCCGGAGATTTTAAACATGGCTAAAAAAACTAAAAACCTGTTCACGCTGATGCAGCCAGTAGTTCGTAAAGACAGTGAGATCGGTCAGGTGGAAATCACTGGCGCCATCAGTCAGGCCGGATCGTTGCGCGGCCTGAATCTTATCCGCGTTGCCAATATGGATGCAGACTCAATTGCCACGCTGTTGACGCGAGTCACCGCGCCTGCGCTGACACAAAAAGAAATCAACGAAATCTCTGGACTTTATCGGGCTGGCAGAGCTTCTGGTCCCTTTCTTGAATCCGCCGGAGCCTGGAGCGTCGAACGTGGCGGAGACGGAGAGCGAGTAATCACCGTTGCGTTTGACCAGATCGATGATCTGGTTGCTGATATTGCCGTTATTTTTAACTGGCCGCCCTCTGAAGTTTTCGGCATGGCTCTTGGCGAGGTGATAGCCTGGCGCAAGCGGGCGGCGCTTCGAAGTGGTGCCAGTGATGAAGAGTCTTGATATACGCGTTGCTTTCAGCGCTATCGACAGATTTACCCGCCCCGTTAATGCTGCCCGCCAGAGTGCGGGCGGCCTATCCGACTCACTCAGAAAAACACAATCCACCCTGAAAGGGCTCGATAAGAGCAGTGCCACTTTTCAGCGAATGACCGCGGCCGTCGGCAAAACCGAACGTTCCATCTCACGTGCCCGTGCCCGCTTTGATGGCTTGTCAGAAGCGCAACGTAAAAACGGAACGCTGACGGAAAAACAGCAATTACTGATGTCCCGATTGGGTGAGCGGCTTGATCGGTTGACCGCAAAACGCGTGACGGAAGTGGCCCGCCTCCGTGAGAGTGCATCAGCCCTGCGCCAGCATGGCGTCATGCTTTCCGGTAGTAGCGCCACCATCGGTAACGCGATACGCCGCACAGAACAATACAACCAATCCCTTGAACGGGAAAAACGGCAACTTGCTGAGGTCACTCAAGCTCGTAAACGTTACGAGGGTGCACAGCAGATGGCCGGGAAGTTGCGCTCTGGCGGTGCCATAGCATTAGGTACAGCAACCGCTGTCGGGTACGGCGCCGGACGCTTCCTGTCGCCTGCGGTTGGTTTTGATGAGGAAATGTCAAACGTCCAGGCGCTGACGCGGCTCGATAAAAGCGATTCGCAGCTGGCCGCCTTGCGCACTCAGGCAAAAAAACTCGGTGCTGAAACAGCCTTCACCACACGTGACGCCGCCAGCGGCCAGGCCTTTCTGGCAATGGCAGGCTTCACACCAGATGCTATCCGTGCAGCACTGCCCGGCGTGCTCAATATGGCGCTGGCAGGCAGCATGGAACTGGGTGAAACGGCAGACATCGGCTCAAACATTCTTTCTCAGTTTTCCCTCGATGCCGGAGAAATGGACCGCGTCAGCGATGTGCTGACAGGTACATTTACCCGTACCAATACCACGCTTAGCAGCCTCGGCGAGACAATGAAAGTTGTCGGGCCGGTAGCGGCGGGACTAGGGATTAGCCTGGAAGAAGCGGCAGCGATGACCGGCACGCTGGCGCGCGTGGGTATCCGCGGTAGCGAGGCCGGTACGGCAATGCGTCGCTCCCTCTCCCGCCTGGCCTCCCCTACTACGGCAGCCAAAAAGGCACTCAAAGAGCTGGGAGTGGAAACTGCCGACGCAAGCGGAAAGATGCGACGTCCGTTCGATATTCTTCTCGATCTACAAAAACGCGTTTCCCGCTTTGGCGAGGTGGATCAGGTTTCATTTTTCAAAGATATCGCCGGAGAAGAGGGTTTTACGAGCCTCCAGTCTTTGGTCAACGGCGCAGGTGATGGCTACCTCCAGTCACTCTATGAACAAATTGCTGAAGCACATAAAAATCAGGAGGCGTTCGCCGTCGCTAACAAGAAAAAAGACAACCTTGGCGGCGATTTGAAGGAGCTGGACAGCGCGTGGGAGGCGTTCCGCATTTCTGTGGCTGAGACAGTAGACGGTCCATTGCGCAGACTGACACAGGGGCTTAGCCGGGTTATTGGCACTGTTCAAAGCTGGGTAGAAGAAAACCCCAGACTTTCACAAACGTTGTTACTTGCCGGTGGTACTGCACTGGCATTAACCGCAGTAATTGGCGGTCTGTCATTAGTTGCTGGTCTACTTTTAGGGCCGCTTGCAAAGCTCAGGCTGGGGTTTGCACTGCTGTCCGGCGGGAGCGGCATCGGAGGTACGGTATCAGCGTTCCGCATATTGAGTGCTGTGGGCGGCAGTTCACTGGCAAAAATCAGCGGATGGCGTGCCTTACTCGGCGGTCTGGCTGGACGCGCCAGCGTATTAACCAGGTTGATGGTAACCCTGCGCGGCGCGTTACTTGGCGCCTTTTCCTCTCCGGGGACGGCGATAAGCGCCCTGTCAAAAGGCGTTGGCGGGCTGGCGCTGCGGCTAACCGGGATCCCTGCCCTGCTCGGTAGTGTGAAAGGTGGAATTACGACACTGGGCGGCGGATTATCAATGCTCTTGAGCCCAATCGGTTTAGTGGGTGCTGCGTTTGTAGCTGCTGGGGTACTGATCTGGAAATACTGGGGACCAATTAAGGCCTTCTTTAGCGGTTTTTTTACAGGCGTCATCCAGGGGTTAGCGCCTGTTTATAACGCATTTTCCCGGCTGGCGCCCGTTTTCGGGGTCATTGGGGATGGCGTCAAAAACGTCTGGAACTGGTTTAAAAAAGTATTAACGCCCGTTGAGGAGAGTCGCGAGGCGCTAAACAAGTGCGCCAGCGCCGGGCAAACCTTTGGCGAGGTCTTGGGGACCGCACTTAGCGTTCTGCTTTGGCCCCTTCAGAAGTTAATGGAAGGCGTCGGCTGGTTACTGGAGAAGCTCGATCTCATCCCCGATGGCATTGAAAGAGCCAGGCTGGAAGCGGCCAGACTCAGGGCTATTCCGGTTATGTGGGAATGGGATGAAAAATCCGGGCGCATGGTTAAAAGAGAGTGGCAATGGTCATCTGAAAAGCCTGCAAGCAAAGGCAGCGCCCCGCCGCCCAATGTGCTCGGGGGCAACTCAGGAACAGAGCGGCGGCTGGGCCAAATCGCGGATAACACCAAAGGCCTTTTAGATGAGGAAAAGCGCAAACGTATCGGGCCGGGTGACATTGTATTTAAAAATCTCACTCCAGCCCTTGCAGTACGTGGTGAATGGCAGGAGTCGAAGCTTGTCCGCCAGTCTGTCAGCGCTCGCCCGGTTATTGCCGCTGGCGAACCATTGATAAAACAGACGCAGACATGGCAACCGGTACGCCGAAATCAAAGCACCCACACGGCGGCTGCGGCTTCAGGTTATAGTTTTTCCGGTGATATTCATGTTCATCTGCATGACATTCAGAGCAGCAATCCGCGCGAACTGGCGCGACTTGTTGGCGAGGCTGTCCGCGCGGAAATTGATAAAAGGCAACGTGCTGCCCGGGGTTCGTTCCGGGATAACGATTAATAAGGAGTAATAACTATGATGATGGTATTCGGACTTTTTGTATTTGAACTCAGGACACTGCCCTATCAGCAATTACAGTTATCTCGTAACTGGCGGCACGTAAAGAATGACCGTGTGGGCCGGAGCGCAAAATGGCAGTACGTTGGCGCCGGCGAGAACCAGTTGACGCTGGGTGGGCTGCTATACCCTGAAATTACCGGCGGTAACCTGTCTTTGGGTGCAGTTTCAACGATGGCCTACACAGGGTTGGCCTGGCCGCTGATCGATGGCGTCGGGTCCATTTACGGGATGTATGTCATCACGGATTTGCAGGAGACGCATCAGGAGTTCGATCGCTATGGTAAGGCGAAAAAAATTGAGTTCACGCTTTCATTACAAAGGGTTGATGAAGATATCCGGGAGCGGCTGCAAAGTTCCTCTGTCAGCGAGCTGATGACAACACTAAAAGATGGTGCTGAAACTGCATTGAATACAGCACAGGAGATGATCAACAGGCCGACATCCTGAGCAGTAATACTAAATTATGGTGATGCTTGATACCGACAAAACAGCCATTACTACTATGTATTTATGTTTGCTCAGTATAAAGCAAGCTGTTTGTTCACACTTCACACAATAACATCTGTCTGTGAACAATGACCGAAGATCTGAAGTTGAGTGCAATCATTTATGGTCATGATTGCTAGCTGATGAAACCGAACGATGTACTGCCTGTTCTCATTACTCTATTATTGCTTTATAATTCAACTATAACTTTCACCATGGAATCAAACATATGAGTCAAAGAGCATGGTCTTTTAAAGCAGTAGGTCAAGATGATCTCCGATACTATGGGAATAATGGTTATCAAGATGATTCCACTAGTTTTTATAGATATGACAATTTTGTTCCAAACCATAAGCAAGTTAAAATAGGGGATATTGTCATAGTAACGGATAGGAAAAATGTTCTTGGTATATCAGTTATAGATAACTTGTTATCGGCCCCATACATTAAAGTGCGTAACCGATGCCCATATACAAATTGCACACCAGCAAAATTAATTCATCGAAAATCTAAAAAACCAGAATGGCGTTGTAGTAATGGCCATGAATTTGATCACCCAAAAGCAGAAGATTTACCAGCAATTGAATTTAAAGCTGAGTATAATAAAAATTATAAACCTATTAATCACATCTCCATAAAAGACTTAATATCACACACACCACGCTACAATGTTCAGAGTTCAATTCAAGAAATTGACTTTGAATGGGCAAATAACATTTTTGATGGCATCATTCAGCTGGCCCCTACCGAAGCGGACTGTGAAGTTACGCCTCTAGATGCGGAAGATCAAAGAAAGGCAGTTTTACGGCAAATTAAACAAAGACGTGGGCAAAAAGCATTTCGCGACAGTTTGCTAGCTCAAACGGCTAAATGCGCAATAAGTGGTTGTGAAATTGTTGATATTCTCGAAGCTGCGCATATTACTGCGTACAAAAATGATACACACAACCATGTAAGTAACGGACTATTACTACGTTGTGACATGCATACTCTGTACGATCTAGACCTATTTGCAATCGATCCGGACTCATTCATTATTTACTTTGCTCCGCAGATCAACGATGAAGAGTACACGAGATTTCATGGAAAAAAGTTGCATGTAAAGTATAAAGTTAATCATGGAGCTCTTCTCGAGAGGTGGACAAGATTTACTGATAAGTATGGATTGGTTGTAGATACCCCTTGAATAATACTATGCGTATATAATAAGCATTCAATATAGATCTTATTTTCAATGAATAACCTCCATATTCAATAAATATATTAATGATATGGATAAATTCAGTATTATAAGTCCTGTATTGAGCTAGAAACAGAAATTTATACTTGTCACCAACTTGCATATAAACACTTCGAATAATGAATGCCATCATATCAATGGCATTCATTATTAGTTAAACTATAAGCCATTTCGTGCTATCTTGAGTTCTAAAAGATTGACTTTATCTATTTTTCCTTCATGTATCATTATTGTTAGTTTTGCTGGATATTTGAATCTCATCTCACTTATTCTGAATGTCCAAAGCATAATTTTTAACAAATCTTGTTCATCAATGATCTTATGCCCCTTAATTCTGGTAAGTCCAGATCCAAAGATCGGTACTGAAACATTTTTTTGAGCATAAACACGATTAACTTTATCCCAGAAACTTATTAAAAAGCCTAAGTATTCAGGCATTGTGAGATTGGCTTTATTGTGCTCATCAAATTTAGAGAGTGCAGTAAGAATATAATCACCATAAACACATATAGTACCAATCTCGAA